AAAGAATATGCGATGAAATTGTTAGATATGGAAAATCTATATCAGACACAATGGCTGTAACTGGTGGATATGGCAATAAAAAATTAAACCAAAAACAAGTTAAAGATTTAAAGAAAAAAAGAAATTCAAATATTGTTTGGATGAGTGACAGATGGGTATACAAAGAAATACAACCTTATATTCACCAAGCTAACTCCAATGCAGGTTGGAATTTTAATTGGGATTGGTCTGAGTCTTGTCAGTTTACAAAATATGATAAAGGTCAGTTTTATGATTGGCATTGTGATAGTTGGGAACAGCCTTACAGAACTGAAAATATAAATGACCCAACAAATGGTAAAATAAGAAAACTATCTGTAACCGTATCTTTATCAGATCCTAAACAATATAAAGGTGGTGAATTAGAATTTGATTTTAGAAATAAAGATCCAGACAAAAAACCAAACATTTATAAATGCAAAGAAATATTACCAAAAGGATCGTTAGTAGTATTTCCATCTTTTGTTTGGCATAGAGTTTGTCCTGTTACAAAAGGATCAAGACACAGTTTAGTAATTTGGAACTTAGGATATCCATTTCAATGAGCAGTGAAAAAGATAAATTATTTAGAGAAGACTATTTTACATGTCCCATATATTGGATGGATAAACCAGAGTGGGTAAAAAAATTAAACAAGGCTTCTGACCCATATATTAAAAACGCAGTTAAAAATAATCAGCCAGCTATTAAACAAAGAAACAAAAAATTTGGTAACAAAGGTGATACAGGTTTTGTTCATCACTCTACAAGTCTTATCAATGACCCAAAGTTTAAAACATTACAAGAATGGATTATATCTACTGCTTGGAATTTATTAGATGGACAAGGATTTGATTTACGTGGACACGAATTATTTTTAACTGAAATGTGGGTACAAGAATTTTCGCATTTAGGAGGAGGACACCATACTCTACACACACATTGGAATGGACATATGTCTGGATTTTATTTTTTAAAGTCTAGTGAAGCAACTTCAAGACCTGTGTTTGAAGATCCTAGACCAGGTAGATTAATGAGTCTTTTGCCTGAAAAAGACAAGACTAAAGTAACATTAGCAACATCACAAATAAATTATAATGTTAAGCCAGGTAGACTCATATTTTTTAATTCGTTTATGCCTCATTTATATTCTGTTGATAATGGATATGATCCATTTAGATTTATACATTGGAATATACAAGCTATACCAAAACCAATTTTAGAACATAAAAATGATAATAAAAAATAAAAAAATGATTAGTTATATAAAAACTATTTTAGGCACTAATGCAAAAATTCAAGATGATTTTGTTGAAACAATCTTGGAAGACAAAAGAAAAGAACTAATGAAAAGGAGAAAAAAGGTCGTTCAAAAAAAATAAGTACACAGTAATGAAAGGAGCTGTTTCAAAAGAATTAGCACAATTTATTTATACGTATTTTTTAAACAAAAGAAACGTAGCTAGGTTTTTGTTTGATCAAAAATACATGTCTCCATATACAGAATATTTTGGTGTGTGGAATGATGAACAAGTTCCAAATACTTATTCACACTATAGTGATATAGCTATGGAAACTTTGTTACAAGGTTTACAAAAGAAAATGGAAAAACACACAGGATATAAACTACAACCTGCATATTCTTACGCAAGAATATATAAAAAAGGTGATGTATTACATAGGCACAAAGACAGGTATTCTTGTGAGATATCTACAACATTAAATTTAGGAGGAGACTCTTGGCCAATATATTTAGACCCAACAGGTAAAGAAAAACAAGCTGGTGTAAAAGTAAATTTAGATCAAGGTGATATGTTAATTTACATGGGTTGTGAACTAGAGCATTGGAGAGAGGCTTTTGAAGGCAAAGATTGTGGACAGGTATTTCTGCACTATAACGATGCTAAGAAAAAAACAGCCAAAGAAAATCTGTATGATAAAAGACCTTTCTTAGGTTTACCAGCATACTATAAAGGCTTTAAAATACCAAAAAAGTAATATATAATTCCCGTCTGATGAGGAGCATTCATCCACCACACTGATGCTCCTCGTCTAACGGGAAATTAATATGTTACAGAAACTAGGGTTTTTACCAGGATTTAATAAACAGGTTACACCGACCGGGGCCGAGGGACAATGGACCGGGGGTGATAACGTTAGATTTAGATATGGTTCGCCTGAAAAAATAGGTGGATGGCAACAACTTGGTGCCACTAATCTTACTGGTGCAGCCAGAGCGATACACCATTTTGATGATAATGCAGGTATTAAATATGCTGCGATAGGCACAAATAGAATTTTATATGTATATTCTGGTGGAACTTATTACGATATTCATCCTATCAGACAAACTATAACAGGTGCAACTTTTACAAGCACCTCATCTTCTAAAACAGTAACTGTAAACTGTGGCACTAGTCATGGATTATCAGACGATGATATTGTTTTGTTTGAAGATGTGACTGGATTATCAGGATCTAGTTTTACCAACGCAACATTTGACGACACAAAGTTTATGGTAACTTCTGTTCCTACAGCAAGCACTTTTACAATTACATTACCCTCTAATGAAACTGGTACACCTTTAAGTGCATCAGGCTCAGCTAAAGTGTTATGTTATTTTACAGTAGGACCAGCTAAACAACTAGGTGGTTTTGGTTGGGGTACAGGATTATGGAGTGGTACGGTGGCTGGGCCAACAACTACTACATTGGCTTCTACTATTAACGATACTGTAACTGATATTCCTTTAACTGACACTTCTCAATTTCCATCAACAGGTGAAATTAGAATTGGTTCAGAGGATATTAGTTATACAAATAATAATACAACTACAAACATATTAAGTGGTGGCGCAAGAGAAGTTAACGGAACTACCAAAGCTGCTCATAGTGGTGGTGTAACCGTTACAAATATTTCTGATTTTGTTGCATGGGGAGAAGCATCGTCTTCTGACTTTACCATTGATCCAGGATTATGGGTATTAGATAATTTTGGCACAAAACTTATTGCACTAATATACAACAATAAATGTTTTGAATGGGACGCAGCTGCAACTAACGCAACTGCAACCAGAGCCACAGTTATAGCTAACGCACCAACGGCATCACGACATGTATTAGTATCTACACCGGATCGACACTTAGTATTCTTTGGTACAGAAACAACTGTGGGAACACAGTCATCACAAGATGCTATGTTTATTAGATTCTCTGATCAAGAAAATATTGATGGTACAGATTCATACACAGTTACTGCAGAAAATACTGCAGGCACACAAAGACTTGCAGCAGGTTCTAAAATTATGGGAGCCATACGAGGTAGGGATGCCATCTATGTATGGACAGACACAGCATTATTTTTAATGACCTTTGTAGGCGCACCGTTTACTTTTTCTTTTCAACAGATAGGTAGTAACTGTGGATTGATTGGTAAGAATGCATGTGTCGAGGTAGATGGTACGGCATTTTGGATGTCAGAGAATGGTTTTTTTAGATACGATGGTCAGTTAGAATCTATGGACTGTTTAGTAGAAGATTTTGTTTATGATGATTTAAACTCTACACCTAGAGATTTAATTAACGTGGGACTAAACAACTTGTTTGGAGAAGTTATTTGGTTTTATTGTAGTGCAAACTCAACCGTTATTGATAGAATGGTATCATACAATTACATTGAATCATATAGTAGAGCTAGTCCTAAACAAGCTATTTGGACAACAGGTACTTTACCACGTACAGCATGGGCAGACTCTGCTGTATTTGATAAACCTCACGCAACACAATATTTACCTGACGGCACTGCCTCTGACTGTGTAGGAAACACAGATGGTTGTTCTATTTATTTTGAACATGAAGTAGGCACAGATCAAGTTGTAGCTGGTGGTACAGTTACACCTATACTTGCAGAGATTACATCTGGAGACTTTGACATTACGCAAAAAAGAACGGCACAAGGACAAACGATTGGTATGCCAGATTTAAGAGGTGATGGTGAGTTTTTAATGAAGATACGAAGAATTATACCAGACTTTATATCCCAAACAGGTAGTGCAACAATTACTTTATTATTAAGAAATTACCCTAACGATACAGCATCTAGCTCCTCATTAGGTCCCTTTACAGTAACAACTTCGACTGATAAGGTAGATACTAGGGCAAGAGCGAGAGCAATTGCATTAAAAATATCTAATACCGCAGCTTCACAAGATTGGAAATTAGGTACATTTAGATTAGATATACAACCGGACGGTAGAAGATAATGGCAATAAATTACGGAGCTAATTACATAGGTGTAGACAGAGACCGGTATGATGCAGGTAACAAATTCTATAGTCAAGACAGATTTTTACAAGGTGTTGGTTTAGATAAACCAGCTATAACTTTTAATTCATCACCAGACAACTCAGGTATTATGGGTATGTACCCTAGATATCCCTATCCTCCTATTATAACTCAAAATGAAGGTGACGGTGGTGGTATAACTTTTGGAATAGATAAAGGAGTAACAGCTGATGCATCTGCTGCTGGAGGATACAATCGAAATCCAGATGGAAGTTTATTTAATAGTCCTGAAGTTGAAGAAGAAATAGCTGCCGCAAGAAATAAAGATAGATTAAAACAAGCAGCAAAATTTGGTTTGTTTGCTTTAAACCCTATGGGATATATTTTAGGCACAGGTATCAATAGAGTAGTTGGTTTTGCAAAAGATAAATTTTTTGGTGGTGACAGTGACGGTGGCAGCGGAGGAGGAGGTAAAGGTAAAGGTAAAGGTAACAGAAACGTAGATTATTATACAGGTAGTGATGAAGAAGACAAAGATAATGAAATGACAGGACCTACAGGAGTTGACGCGGGAACTGCTGACATTCAAGATTACGCCGACATCGACACTAGGGCTGAAGGCGGTAGAGTAGGTTACAAAGACGGTTATAGTGTTCAAGATGATATGACAGACTATGCAGAAAATGTAGGTAAAGAAGCAAATCCTGGCGGTGGTTTTAAAGATAGTGGTGACACTGGTGGTGATAATCCCCCTCCCACTTATTCAAGTAACGAACCACCAAGAAGTAATTTAAATTTTAATTTAGTAGAATATATAGACCCTGCTTTTAGTTATGCTAATAGATTTGGAACACTAGGTGGTATACTTAATACAACCAGAACAATACAAGAAGAAGAACCTGTAGGTTCTTTAGGTTATGTGGATCCATCAGGAAATTTTGGAATAGGTTACGACACAGATTTAGGCGTGGTGAGTAATGCTAATTTAGGTAATCTTAATTTAGGATATACCGGAGTAGGAGGGCCGACACTTAATTATACGGGTGGTTTTGCTAATGATGATGGTCGTTTTGGTGTTAATTATAATAAAGATTCAGGACTTAATTTAGGTGTAAGCTATAACAAGAGATTTAATAACGGTGGTATTGTGGGGCTATATAGATAATGGCAAAGATAGTACAATCATTAACTAGAGCCAGTAAAGAATACGATCAAAGTACATTTCAATCTTTAGTTAGGGATTTAGATAACGTAATTAATAAACTTAATTCTACATTCCAAGATGAAATTAAACAGGAGATAGAAGCTAAAGCTTTCTTTTTAGAATAATGGCAACAATTAATCTATTTAAATTTTTTGGGGTAGACAACGTTACATCAACAGACCCACAAACTATGTTTGGCACTACAACAATTAATGGTGTTGTTACGCAAAACCCTTTAGTTAATGAGACTTATATTGTAAAATCAATAAAAGTTACATCAGCGGGTACACCTACAGTGACCATTATTAACAACAGTATTACTACAATTAAGACAGCTGCTCTGACAGCTAATAAAACAGAAGAATTATTAACCGTACCTTTAGTAGTAGAAGGCGGTAAAACTCTAACAGTAGCGTCAAGCAGTGCAGACTCTTTTGATATAGCTATTAGTTATTTAAACATAAGGAAGGATAAGGTAGATTAATGAGTGATATACCAGTAATAGATGCAGTAAAAACTATAAGTCAATATAGAAATAAGAAAACAGGGGCTATTTATAAGACAAAAGAAGAGTGGGAAAAGCTTGGAATACCCAATGAAGACATAGCGCAGGACCTAACAGTTATCATGCCTCCGCTTGATTTGTTCGGAAAAACAAGTTAAAACGATTATTTGAGGTTAAATTATGGCAATATCTAACATGCAACAAGCAC